AGCCGTTTTCAACACTTGGGCGATAGGTAATGACGCTAATTTAGCTGAGGATTATCATACTGAGTTAGATGGTGGAAGTAATGCTTCATGGTCTGGTACAGACAACATTGCTGGTGATACTTCTGCTGAGGCGAAATTTACATCAAGTTTCGATTCAGTTGTCCTGATCGACACTGATCCGGTCTCCGGTGAGAATGTCCATGTTACTAGCATTAGTGGTCGTGACTTCAATATCGTTGATGAAGACACAGAGACTGTTACGCAAAATGGTATAGATAGATCGGCAATTGATCCAGCACCACAAACGACGAACGGGACTGATCCAGTTCAGAATCTTGGGCTTGATATTAAAGGCGTCACTAGAGGGGGAACAGGCTGGTCAATTGGTGCGTTTGAGTTTGTTGAGCCAGTAGCAGGGCCAAGCCGCAACTACACACGTCAGCACTTAGGATTCATCTATGAGTGACAGAATCTTTCGTGACGATTTTGCACCGTTTTATCGGCGTCGTATCCGAACGGTGCCAACAGAAGGTGAGGAATCAGCAGACCTTACCGGTGTTGAAGCAACCTCAGCGGTAGGCTCGCTCAGCAATCTGGCAGCACTGGCACTGACCAGTGTATTAGCCACCAGTGCTGTTGGTGCAACCGGCGTCAACATCACCGTTGCCCTGACCGGTGTTGAAGCAACCTCAAATGTCGGCACGGTAGGTGTTACCAAGTCCGGCTCGTTGGCGCTGACTGGTGTTGAAGGAACCAGCGCAGTCGGGTCTGTTGGCTTCACTGAAGCCGGTGCAGTTGGTCTGACCGGTGTTGCTGCGCCCACCGCAGTCGGCTCTGTCACACCTGATATTGTCGTACCTTTAACCGGCGTTACTGCGCCTGCCGCAGTCGGTAGCGTTGGTAATTCCAGTTCCATTCCGATAACTGGCGTCGAGGCAACTGGTGCTGTTGGCACTGTCGGTTTCACGAAGGCCGGATCACTTCCTCTTACCGGTGTTGCAGGAACATCTGCGGTTGGGTCTGTTGGCTTCACTGAAGCCGGTGCAGTCGGACTAACCGGTGTCGAGGGAATATCAGCGGTCGGTACTGTCACGGCAGAGACTGCGGATACCGCTGAACTTTCGGGAGTCGAAGCTACCAGTGCGGCTGGTAGTTTATCGGGTCAGCGAGACGTTCCCTTAACTGGTGAGGAAGCAACCTCAGCGGTCGGTAGTGTAGGGAACAGCGTATCAGTTGCGCTTACTGGCGTTGCTGGTACTTCAGCGGCTGGCAGTGTCGGTTTTACGGAAGCTGGCGCAGTCGGGCTTACCGGCGTTGTTGGCACCAGTGATGTCGGCTCTGTAGGTTTCACCAAAGCCGGGTCAGTTCCCCTTACCGGTGTTGAGGCAACCGCTGCGGTCGGTGCGGTTGGGTTTACTGAAGAAGGTAGCGTTGAACTTACGGGAGTCGAAGCTGCTTCAGCCGTTGGCACCGTAATCGCATCATCTGGTGCGGTTATCGAACTGACTGGTGTTGAAGCAACGAGTGCTGTAGGCAGCGTCGGCATTACTAAAACTGGTGCAGTTCCACTGACTGGTGTTGAGGCAGTCAGCGCTGTAGGCAGTGTTGGTGTTAGTGCAGATGTTGTCGTCGGTTTGACTGGCGTTGAGGCGACGGCTACAGTTGGCAATGTATTTAGCGGTTTCGGCGGCATCTTCAATGCAGTTGAGGTGTTCCCCGCACTTAGCACCGTTACAATCACGCTGTACGATCCTATCACTGGCGACGTTATCTCCCTTGTCAATGACCAATGTGAAGAAATCACAGGGACAGGTGTTTTTATTTGGGATTCAGACAAATTAACAACACAGCCTGATTTACTGCTGAATGGTTATCAAGAATACGCATACGCGATGACAGACGGTATAGCGACTCTTGGTGGAGTGCTTGCTATGTTTGATCCAGCAGATTCTGCAAAACTTGATTTGATCGTTGCCCAGACCACGGCTGACTTTCAGGGTGCGTCTGTATGGGATGCGCTCACTGGTGATCATTCTGATATTGGTTCATTCGGAGAGTACATCACGCGCCGTCTGCTGTCGGTAGCGAAGTTCTTAGGACTCAGGTAATGGAAGCTGCATTAGCCCGACAAATCGAAGAGTTCGCACCACAAGCGAAGTGGACCTTCATGCAGGCTGTGCAGATGAAGCGTGACCTGAAAAAGTTTCTTACCGAGGCATGGAGCGTGGTCGAGCCGGGTAAGGAATTCAAAGGCGGCTGGCACATCGACGCCATCTGTGAACATCTGACTTACGTGTCGCTGGGTGATATTGACGATCTGGTGATTAATATCCCACCACGGCATTCAAAATCGACCGTGGTCGCAGTCATGTGGCCTGCATGGGAGTGGACATGGCAACCATCGACCCAATGGCTTTTCGCAACCTATGCTTCTTCCTTGACTCTCCGCGACAGCGTGAAATGTCGTCGGTTGATCCAGTCACCATGGTATCAGGAACATTTTGGAAACTGCTACCAGCTCTCAAGCGACCTGAACCAGAAGGGTAGGTTCGACAACACAGCGAATGGTTACCGACTGGCTACATCGGTCGGTGGCACGGCAACGGGTGAGGGCGGCGACAGGATCGTCGTGGACGACGCTCACAACATGAAAGAAATTAACTCTGACACCATCCGCGCAGGCGTGATCGACTGGTGGCGTGATGTCATGTCAACACGTGGCAATGATCCGAAGCGAGTTGGTCGGGTGATCATTGCACAACGTGGACACCATCAAGACCTGCCGGGTCATGTGCTTGCCAGTGGTGACTGGGTGCATCTCAACCTGCCGGGTTACTTCGTGCCAAATACACGCTGTATTACCAAAGCGAAGAAAGACTCGACTCGCATAATTCCCGGCAACGACAATCCTATTATTTACACCTTCGGGGACGACATCGAACCACTGGTGAAAGAGCAGGTGCTGTTTGTTGATCCGCGTAAGGAAGAGAATGACCTGCTGACACCTGATCGCTTTGGTCCGGCAGAGATGGCGAAGTTGTCGTATGAACTGACTGAGCGTGGCTTTGAGTCACAGATTCAGCAGAACCCGTCTGCCAAGGGCGGCAATATCATGAAGGAGCATCACTGGCGCGAATGGACGGAACCTGAGTTGCCAGAGGTGTCGATGATCATTCAATCATATGACACAGCGTTCGAGGAAGAAGAAGAGCACGATTTCTCAGCCCGAACTACGTGGGGAATTTTTGAGCATGAAGAATATCTTGATCCGAAGTTGCCATGGACGGCACAGTATAAAGGTCAAACCCGGTTGTGCATGATCATGCTGGAACGCTTGAATAAGCGTATGGAGTTTCCTGAGCTGCGAGAGAATGCCATTGAGGCAGCCCAGCTCTGGAAGCCTGACAGAGTGTTGATCGAGAAAAAAGCATCTGGTCATTCGCTGGCACAGGAGCTGCGTCGGTCTGGCCTGCCAGTTGCACGTATCAAAGTGACGGATTCAAAATTTGTTAGGGCGCACGCAGCGTCATTGATACTGGAGCGTGGTTGTGTGTGGTATGTGAAGCGCAACTGGGCGACTGAGGTAATCAGACAGTGCGGTAATTTTCCGGCAGATGATCATGACGATCTAGTGGACTCATGCACCATGGCAATGTTGTGGCTTCGTAAGAAGTGGAGCACTGATTTCTTAGATGATGACGACGACAACGACAATCTGATGAACTACATAAATAAACCTGTTCGCACTTATGGCGGCACACGAGTTGGTATGTGATATGGCTTTAACAGACGCACCACGGCTTAACGAAATGCCACCGGAAGAGCGTGAGATCAACCAGATGGTTGACGGCGCTCAGGTAACGCGACGTGGCAATAGAGCAGTAGTTGATTTTAATCCGGGCGCATCGCGCATGTCGGCTGATGATAGTGATGAGCATTCAGCGAACATTATTGCCGATCTGGATGAACAGGAGCTGGCTAACCTTGCCAACACCATCATTGAGTGGGTGGATGTTGACCTTGAGTCCCGTAAAGACTGGGAACAGCGTATGGAGCAGGCAATGGAGCTGCTGGGGCTAAATAATGTCCCAATGGAAGAATTGCCGTTCGACGGAGCTTCGGCAGTTACGTATCCCCTGATTGGTGAAGCTGTCGTACAATTTCAGTCACGTGCCATCGAAGAAATCTTCCCATCTGAAGGACCAGTGAAGGTGAAGATAGTCGGTGAAGTGACACGTGAGGCCGAGGATCAGGCAGATCGTGTGAAGAATCATATGAACTACCAGATTCTTGATCAGGATCGCTCGTATTTCTGGCAGGTTGATCAGATGTTGTTTTACCTGCCTCTGGGTGGTTCGGCATTTAAGAAGACTTACTTCGACAGTGTGTCGGAGATGGTTGTATCACGCTTCGTTAAGTCGCCTGACTTCATCGTGCCGTACATTGCGACGGACCTTGCATCCTCACCACGTTACACGCACCGGATGTACAAAAACACATCTGAGATGAAGAAACTCTTTGCTTCTGGCTTTTGGGAAGAGATTGATTTACCGAAGATCACCCCGTATGCAACTGATACGCTTGACGACCGAGAAAGGCATCACCAAGATCAGGCTGATGATCGTAGTGCTGACGTTCATCCTGATGATGCTGTTTACACAGTGTATGAGTGCCATTGTGATCTGGAGCTTGAAGGAGATCAAGAACGAACCGGCAGAAATGCCCCCCTGCCATACATTGCGACCGTTGAAAGAGAAACACGAGAAGTCCTGTCAATACGCAGGAATTGGAAAGAAAACGATCCACTGTTCATAAAGCGCATGTGGTTCACCCACTACCGCTACTTGCCGGGTATCGGCTTCTACGGCTTTGGTCTGCTGCACATGATCGGCAGTGTTTCTGAAGCAGTATCAGGCACCATCAGGGCATTACTCGATTCAGCAGCCTTTGCCAATATGCAGGGCGGCTACGTATCGAACGATGCGAAGATGAAAGCCGGTGATGAACACATCTCACCGGGGCTTTACAAGGAAGTGAACATGTCAGCCGAAGAGCTGGCGCGTGCTTTCTACACCCCACCATTCAAAGACCCATCACCAGCGTTGGCTAAGTTGTTCGAGTTGCTGGTTGATGCTGGCAAGGCATTCTCATCTGCCACCGAAGTGATGACAGGTGAGGCATCGAACACTGGTCCGGTAGGAACAACCATTGCGCTCATAGAACAGGGCAGCAAACCATTCAGTGCGATCCACAGGCGACTGCACATGGCTGCCGCTGAAGAGTTCAAACTTCGTGCGGAACTCAACTATGAATTTCTGCCGGATCAGTACCCATACAAAGTGGAGAATGCTGAAGGTGTCGTAATGCGGAACGACTATGACGGTCGCGTCGATGTCATTCCGATTTCCGATCCGAATATCTTCAGCTCCATACAGCGCATTGCGCAAGGACAGGCTCTGATTGAGCTGGCTGATGGTCATCCAGCGCTTTATAACGAGATGGAAGTCCATGAGCGCTTCTTACGTGCCATCAGGATTCCCGATCCAGATGCACTATTAAAGAAGGAAGTCACTGTTCGTGAAGATCCGGTACAGGAAAACATGAAGATGTTGCAGGGTCAGGGCGCACAAGCGTTCATGGAGCAAGATCACGACGCACACATTGCAGTTCATATGACGTTTACCAACGGGCTGAACGAAGACGCACTGGTACAAATGGGACCGATCATGCAGGCACACATGGCTGAGCACTACGCCATGAAATATTTCAATGACATGAATCGGCAGCTTGGTGGGGAACTCCCACCACCGGGGTCATTCACTGAAGAGAACCAGATGGACCCGCAGATGGAAATTCAGATTTCACAAATGGCTGCACAGATACCGCAAATACAAATCATGCCACCAAGTGAAGGCGAAGACCCAGAGGAAGAGGTATTCCAGAGAGAAGAGGCAAGAAAAGACGAATCACATGCACGAGAACAGGAACGAAAGGACGAAGCAACGCTGGCTGACATCAACCGTCAGGACTTAGCGTCGTTGAGTAAAGATGACAGGGAAGACGAAATGGCTGCACAAAAAGCAGCACGAGAAGACCGAGCGGCGAAAGCCAAGGAGAAACGAGAGGATACAGCTAACGCAGCGAAAATCTCACGTGAGAAGAAAACTGCTGCGGCAAAACCAAAGGCACAGGGACAATAAGGTGGGACAGGTCATGCCAAAAGACGTGCGTGCCGCACGTGAATTCCTGCGTAAGCGAGGCGTTCGTGGTGTGTCCCCCCGAAAGTTTGCCAGCTCCGCTGAGGAAGCTGGTGTCACGTACCAAGCACTGCTGGATTCTCTGGCAGGGGTAG